ACTATACAACGTTCAAGGCCAGAGCAACAAACGGTGCTGATGTGTTTTTCTTTAATACTGAACAAGTTTTACCAAGTACATCAAAAAGTATAACATTGTATTCCGGAACTGAGGTAGTTAGTTTTACAAATTATAACTTTGATAACCAAAGTTGTATTCTTCCATTTAATGTTGACCCTGCGACAATCAATATGTACGAGACTCAGATTGGCAGCAACAATGTTATAAAGTGGACACGGGTAGATAAGTCCAGCACAACAACAACTGGAAACAATACGCATTTTACTGTTATGAATTCCCCACAAGGGTATATGGTAACAAATAACTTTGCATCATCAAGAGAAGTTACCACAAATAGTAATATTTTAATACAGGCAATTCTTTCAAACGGAAGCGTAGCAAATAGCGCAACCATCAATTCAAGAAGCGATGTAACTTTTGGAACATTTGCTCTTCCCAGTGGTGGTTATGATCAAATTTCGGTAGCAGAAGCAAGAGCAAAATTATTATTTAAAGCAACCGGACAAGAACGTTGTGTTACTTTAAATGATTACAAAAATGCAATAATGAGTTCTGGGATATCGGGAACAAGCACCGAATCATTGATATCGGTATCAAATGGATCATATCCGGGAGAAGTTAAAGTTTATGTTTCTGGTCTTTCTTCAACTGATGTCTCCAGTTTGCTCACATATCTTTCAGATTTAACACCAGCCGGTATAACAGTTATTTACCAACAATGATAATCTTTTTTACTACACAGCCAGCCTCCGTAGATGGGAAGATAAATGCTCTAATTTCAAGAGCAAAGTCATTATACAATTCTGATTATTATGACATTGAAAATCAAAAATGGCTTGCAGACAAACTAACAATAGAATCTTTATTTCCATCTTGGATTGTAAAAGCAGCCGAAGAAAGCTCCGATGTACTTGTTACAAAAATTATTAAAAACTATATGCGGTGGTTGCTTTCTTTGGAATATGGTTATGGTGCTCAGTTAGATTGGGAAAAATTAAGAACTGTACCTCTGGCCAACGAAATTTTTTTAGAAGCTTATCTTGATTTTTATTTTCCCGGAGCAGATTTTAGCCAAGAAAATTTTGTGTCACTAATCCCTAATGTTAAGAAATTTTCAATTAATGCCGATGCAAATTACTTTAATGTAAAAGGAACTCCCGCAGCTATAAAGTATTTGATTTGCAATTTGTTAGGAATACCTTGGGATTCTGTTTTAGTAAGCACATCTACAGCTGCAGTTATTACTATAAAAATAAATTCGTCTTACTATGATACATTGATGTTATATAAAACTTTTTTAGAAACATATGCTATTCCTGCCGGAATTTCTGTAATTTACACCACAATATAATACATTTGACCCATGTTTAAAAAAATGATGATGTTTGCCGCATCTTTGGCATCACGTGGAATAAACAATACAAAAACTGATATACCCACAAAACAATTAAGGGCTTTGTCTTGTTTTGGTTATGAGGATATCAAACCATGTCCATTTTTAAGAAATAGCTCTACTCCGGGAAAACATTACTGCGGGAAATGTGGATGTGGAGATAAAAAACATACTTGGCTTATAAAAAACTCTGATGATTATTCAAAACTAGACTATCCGACTTTAAGTTGTCCAGTAAAGATGCCCGGATTTTCAAATTATGACCCTAATGCATACACAATAGAAACGCGATTTAGAAAAGAACAGATAGAAAATTTTGATCCGGAAAAATTGCAATTTATAAACGTCACAATAGGTGGAAACGAACAAAAAGAAAAATTTGTGAATGATTTAAACAAAATAATAGATAATTCATAAATATTTCTAAGATGGCCATAACCACCCGACAAGAATTCATAGATTACACCCTTCGCACCTTGGGGGCACCTGTAGTCCAAGTAAACGTAGATCCTCAACAAATAGAGGATCGTTTGGACGAAGCTTTAATTTATATGCAAGAAAGGCACTTTGATTTTAATCAAAGAGCGATATATGTTTATCAAGTTCAACAACAAGATGTACATAGAAAATATTTTGATACTACTGAATTCGGTCCAGCATTGGGTGCCCAAATAAGAACAGCACCTAATGGCACCACAGGGTATTGGCCAAATGCCACAGACATTGTAAGTATTTCTAAAGTTTATGCACCAAGCTATAAAGTTGGTGACTATATGTTCGATCTTCGTTATCAAATGACTTTATTTGATTTCTTTGGTCTTTACTTTAATCAATCAGGATATCCCAGTGGACCTATGGCTGCTTACATGGAAAGCATGTCATATATCAAGTTGGTAAATGATATTTTTAACTACCCTCTTTCTTACACCTACACCAAGACCACAGATCGTTTGTTCTTGGATACAGACCACAGCAAGCTAGACACATCTCGTTATTTGATGGTAGAAGCATATGTAAAAATAAGCGAAGATGAATATCCAAAAATTTGGCAAGATAGAATATTTAAAAAATACTTTGCTGCAGTATTAAAGAAACAATGGGCACAAAATTTGATGAAGTTTACCGGAGTTCCACTCCCCGGTGGAGCCTCGTTAAATGCTCCCGCAATAATGCAAGAAGCGGCAAGAGAAATAGCCGAGATTGAATCGCAACTACTAAAGAACTACGAGTTGCCAGTAGACCCAATGATAGGATAACAATGGCAACAAATCCATATATTAACTTATCATCTTTCCAAGCAGAACAAAAATTGCTGGAAGATGTTACTGTTGAAATTATCCAAACAGTTGGTCAAGACTGCATTTATGTTCCTAGAAACTATTTTAACATAGACCGTCTTTTTGGCGAAGATCCATCATCATCGTTTGATGAAACTTATACAATTGAAATGTATATAATGTCCTATAAAGGATTTGAAGGTACGGATGTGATAACACAGTTTGGAATCGAAATCAAAGATAAAATAAATCTATTGATGGCTAGAAGAAGATTTAAAGAACAAGTTACCGATATTAATTCTAGCATTACTAGACCAAGAGAAGGCGATTTAATTTACTTTCCTCTTTCAAAATCTCTTTTTGAAATAAACTTTGTAGAGCATGAAAATCCTCTTTATCCTCTAGGCAAGCTTTATTCGTACCAGATAACTGCAGAACTCTTTACATACAGTTACGAGAAGATCAACACCTTCAATCCAGACATTAATAAGCCGTACACAAGTACAGGAGCTACTGCTGGAACTACATTTGATCCGCTCAACAATAATCTTGGAACTACAGCGGGTATTAACAAGATACTTGATGACGAGGCTTTCTTGTACGACTTTGATGCAAACAATCCAGCAGACGACTGCGCAGGAGGAAACTAATGTTTGGATATTATTACAATAAAAGCCTGCGAAGATTAATTGTTGGATTTGGTACACTTTTTAGCAACATATATGTTTCTCATGACAATGATGGTGGACCAAATACAACACTACGTGTTCCCGTAACATATTCATCGCAAGAAAAATTTATACAAAGATTGTTAAATCCTTCTTCTATTACGGAAGGAACAAGAATTGAAAATCAATTGCCGAGAATTAGTTTTATAATGAATTCTATTTCTCCAGACCCTTCAAGAAGAAGAACAAGATTTGCAAGCAAGCTTGATTTGTCTTCAAGTCAAGGAGTATGCCAAAATACAGGACAACAAATTGCTAATGAAATACCTGTAAATATAAGTTTTAATCTTTTTGCTTATACAAGGCATGTCGATGATATGATGCAAATAGTCGAACAGATAATGCCTTATTTTCTTCCAGATCATATAATATCAATGCAATTGAATGAAGGTGGTCAGCAAGTAAATGTTCCTATTATTATGACATCAAATAATCTTACTGATAGGTATGAAGGCGATTTAAATAGTAGAAGACTTCACATATCTACTTTTAATTTTATAGCCAAATCGTATATTTACGGAGCTGTTACGGGAGCTACAACAATTGATAGTAGCCCAAATAATATTATTGATCTTGATTAACATATGAATGTAAATAAAAATTTAGCCAAGTTGTTCTCTGTACCATTAAATGAAGTACCAGAGCCAAAACAAAATTTGCACGGTGGAACATTTGATTCCGCAAATTTTCAAAAAGACTATGAATTGGTACAATCAAATATAAAAGATTTGATTGGTACAGGAAACGTTGCTTTGGAGAGTGCTCTTAAAGTTGCAACTCAGTCTGATAGTCCAAGAGCTTTTGAAGTTGTTGCGATATTATTAAAAACCATGGCAGAACTAAACAACAATGTTTTGGACGTACACAAAAAAGCTAAAGATACAACTGGCTCAAAAGTGGAAGTAAAACAAACAAATAATTCTTTATTTGTTGGATCTACAAAAGATTTACAAAACTTTTTAAATAAAGAAAGAAGCACCAACAA